GTTCCATCAGAAGGACTTTCGCCTATATAACCCCAGTCGGAAGTTTGTAACACAGGACTGTATTGATCGGGAGTGTTGTAGCTGAATCCATTACTCATTGTAGCTATTTGTCCAATACTACCTGAAGTAGCTGAAACATTATTATAGGGTTCGCTAGGATCTTTATAGTAGTAGGAATAATAATTGTACCACAAGTTACGAATTAAATCACTTTGATCATCATGAAAAGTTATTCTTGCTGGTTCATAACGAATTTTAGATTGTATCAATCGTTTTCTATTATATTGATTCAGGGTAGTCGTATCAATTTTAAATTTTGGTAAGTCAACAGTTTTTACCATTAACCCAATGGTAGCAGTAGTTCCGGCGCCATATGCCGCTTGTAGTTGCGGAATACCTGTTGTATTAATATTGAAATACACATGGAATAAAAATTTTAACCTTGGAGTAAGTTGATATCCGTTAGTTAAAAAAGTTTTACTGGCATGAAAATAATCCGCTAGCTCGGGTGTGACTGGTACCTGTAGCGAATTATCTGACTGCCCAAAATAGGCCATTTATATTAACCTATAACTGCTGAAAACCCATTAAGAGTACCAGTACCTGTAGCTAATGTGCCTTCAGACTGCGGGATGGCTTGTCCTACTCCTACGGGAACTCCTGCTGTGTTAACTTGGATTGCGTTATCAAAAGTAATGGTCATAGAAATTTTAACTGCGTCACTAGTACCATAGTCCATTGAATTATAGTTAACATCTTTCAAATAACAACCAAGAATATTCCATTGTTCTAAAATTACTGGCTCAACGTTACCATTGCCGCCATCTAGAACTTGAAAGATTGTAGTGAATTTATAATCAATACCTGAACTAGCAGAGCTTTGTTCCATGAAGTCTAATTGTTTCTGCAATTGTTCACCAACTAATTGACTAACATTACCTTGAGCATCGTCACGTAAATCGCATGTAACATCTTGCCAACTATGTTTACCGGTAATTTTAACAGTACTGTTATAAACTGGCAACTTAATTTCCTCAAATTGTACATGAGGACGATCAAACTTCATAACCTGTTTAGTTAATTCTGTAGTAGGTGTACTAACTCCAAAATTACTAAAAAATACTCTAAAACGATATGCCAATTTTGGCATTAACAAACCTTGTGTTGTTAAGCTTTGTCCGTCAGCACCCAACGGTACGGTCATGTTAGTTAATGATGATGTTGCCATTTTTTATAATCTCCAATATACTTTTATTTAGTTAACATTAGGCAGCTGCCTGAGAAGAAATTGCTCCAGTATTTTCAATACGCAAAGGAATATAAATAAATTCTACTGCTTTTACTGGTTCGATAGCTATATCTACCCACAACTGATTAGCATCAATTGTTGTTGGTGTATTATTTGAAGCATCACATACTACCAAATAATCATATATACCACGTTTAGCAACTAAATCAAGCATTAAACTAGTAATTGAATTAGAAATTTCAGTACGTGTTATTGAATCGTTTGGTTCAAACAAATATTGTTTAGCAATAGTGTTTAATCGAGCTCTAATAAATGCAACTAAACGTGCTACATTAATGCGATCCAATGCTGTTGCTGTAGCTTGCAATGTCTTGTTACCAAAATTAGTAATTCCAACACCGGGTATGTAAGTAATTGGATTTATTTGATTTTGATAAAGTACATCGCGCAATCCTTGTCCAACACTTAATGAAGTAAACTTACCAGTTATACTATCAATATATCCTAATTGTAAAGCATTATCAACAAGACCGCGTCTTGTTCCGGCAGGTGCTAGCCAAGGGAAAGCAATTTCATCGCTACGTATAATAGTGCGAACCATCATATGGCTTGGAGCTGTTACTACCAAGTTACCGCTTAAATCAGTAGTTTGGCAGCTTGGATAAAATGCTCCGGCATAAGTGCTATTGGTTTCTAATCCGTCACCAGTGGACAATCCTACACCGTTGTTATTAGTTGCCCAAGTAACAATATCGTTAGGTGTCAATCGTAGCGGAGTGTCAACTACAGCAAATGCTACATCACCAATCTCATCATTCAATTCAGCCATATTAGGGGCTAACTCTGGATAAGCAGGCACTGCAATCAAATTGTAAACATTTTGTTCTTCACGTATACTTGTATTTGTATCAATAGCTGATTTTAACGCTGCCACAATAAGTGCTCGTTGCGACTGGCGTCCCATATACGGGCTTCCGTCTGCTTTGATGCCAGTAGCACTATTCCACGTATTTTTCTGAGTTTGTATACTCCAATCTGATGCGCTTGTATCAGGCTCATTATTATAATTATCAGCAGTAATACTTACATAAACTTCGCTGTTATATTGTACATATTGCCCAATATTATATGTTGTAGTCGAAGACCAGTCATATGTTGGCCATGCTTGATTATTCCAAGCATTTACTTCGAAAGATTTAACATTGTATCCTGAACGACGTGTATTCCATAACAACATACCATTTGGATATAGTTCTGCGTTAGGAGCATCAGGATCTAAGTAATTGCTTGTTAGCAAACTTTCAATGGTTGGCAACGGATCGTTTACCGGATCTGTTGTGCCATTTGGTGCCCATCGAGCATCTTGGAAAATAATTCCGTTAGATGTGGTAGAGTCAGTATTACTAATCTCTACCCATTGATCTACTCCACTAACATTTTGCCAACGATATAGCATTGGGTAATTTTCTAAATCGCTAGTATCAATCCACAAATCACCATATGCCAACGGACTCATTGCTACATCAGTTTGAGTAGTCGGAGCTGTAGCACTAACTATAGGGCCAGTGGCATTACACATAGTTAAATCATATCCACGTGCATCTTGACTAACATTTTGATAACCATACCATGAACCGTTATTGGAAATTAAAATATCTGCTTGTGTGGGATCACTGTAATACCAATATGCACCAGTGGCTGGATCTAGATATGGAGCTGAGTTTGACGCAGTATAAGTAAACGTCGTAGAACCTACCCAATTAGATAAAATCAAGCCTGAAGCTTCGCCGCTGACATAATTTTGTCTCACTAAAAATGTGCTAGTACTAAATCCGGCAGCTGTAACTGGTGTGCCAGTTACATTTGTAAGAATAATATCGCCACCAAGGCTATGTGTAAACACTATAGCACCTGTACTGGAAACTGTAGCACTAACATAAGGAACACCGGCAGCACTAACAGCCGCAATAAATGCGCTGACACTTGTTCCACTTAATGTGGCCGTTGCTGTTGTTAAAGTTGCTGTACCTGGTTGTGTAGCACTAATTGTAAATGTATTGCCACTTGTAAATGTTGGGGATGTGGTGTTACCAGTTACGATTGTAGAACCACTAGCATATCTTTCTAAAATTAGCAAACCAGCTAAATTATTATTGAAAGGAATACTTTGAGCATATGTTGTAGTTGCTGCAATATTTTTTCCGCCACCAGATGGATCTAAGGCATAAATTGCTGTAGCATCACTGGAATACACAGGACAATTTTGAGCAATAAATGTACCCAATGTTGCGCTATAGCTTTTAATAACTACATTAACACCTTGATTAACATTAGATGTTTGTTGCCATACAGAACCAGTTGGAGCTGGTTGATTGCTAAATGTATTCCATTGCGGAACTGTGTAGCTTGGGCTTGCTTGATATGCCGGAGCATAGTATGTACCAGCTGTAATGCCTAAAGTAGCTAATGGCGTACCAGTTACATTGGCAATTGTAATTGAACCAGTTTCTAAATTTACAGTACCGCCACTGACATAAGATGCTGTAGCTGTGCTGGCATAACTAACACTAGTTGTTGTACAAGCAGTTACAGTAAATGTACCGTTATATGCTGACGGATTAATGTTAGCAACGTTAATTGTACCGCCCACTGGGAATGGGGCACTTCCTTGGGTGGCAAAAGTCAATGTTGCGGTAGATCCAGTTCCACTTGCCCCTGTTACTGCTAATTCAGGACCAGCAGTATTATCACAATATAAGTTTAACGCACCGCCAATATTGGCAGCATGTACACCTGTAATGCCTGCTGAATAAATGGCATTTGCTATGCCAGTTACAGTATTATTTGGGCCACCCGGAACTACAATAGTAATTCCGTTAACAGTGAATGATTGTGTAGCTGTTACGCTAACAGGAGTAGTAGTACCTTGAATAGTAGACCAAGCAGTTTGCCATGCTCTACTACCTACTTGTACCCAGGTATTATACAACGAAGACAAATATGAATCAGACGTTTGTGTACTTGTTGGGCCACCGCGTTTGAAGTAAACAGGGTTGTTAACATTAGTGGCAACTACCGCATATTCACCAATACTACCATAAGTTTGTAGTGGGATAGATCCGGAAACATATGCTGTATCTGTAATTGTTGACGGGGCTTGATTTGTAAATTGCCCAGTAGTTTGATTCCACTGGAAAATACCCCATGTAGTATTAGTAGTATCTAACCAAAAACTGCCAGC